ACAATCAAAAACTTTGTCAGAAACTGCAAATACACCATTTTATAATAAAGCATCAATAATGGAAAATGGAATACCAGTTGTTATAAAGCCAAAAAGAAATAGTCCTTTAGTATTTGAGGCTGGTGGTGGACAGGTATTTACAAAAAAACCAGTAACAGTTATAAATCCTGGCGGTAATGATGTGTCTGGATCATATGAAAGAGCCTTTGATGAATTCATGTTAAAATATTTTAAACAATCTTTTATCAGGGCGAGTGGTCTATACGAATATATAAATAATCCATCCACATATAAGAAAAATATTAAAGCAGGATCTAAAATTGGCAAATCAAAAGGATTAGACACTGGGTATAAGTGGATTATAAATGCTAGAATTGGAGTAGAATAATGGAAGAAATTAAAACCACTGGGTTTCCACCAACGTTTTTAAATCAATATGTTAAAGGGCAGCTAGCAGAATTTGGATTGATAGCTGATGGGGGATTAACTCAAGCAGGATTTGATCCAATGATTCCAGCTCAGTTTCCAACAAATATAGAAGATTTATATAATGATCAGATACAGATTAGGCAGGTAGAGGCACCAATATTAATTGTATATGATAGGCTAATGAGATTCAGGCCAACTCCATTTTATAGACACAAAAGAGAGCAGTTGATTTATTTTATATACTCTTCAGATGTTGCAAAGCTTATTAACTCTGTTCGTATTATTACAGATGCCTTAGATAGAGAAGATGCTGCTGCTCAAGATGTAAACCTATGGCTAAAAAACAACCCAATTTCAGGGGTACCTAATAATGTGTTTTTTCATAATATAAGAGTCTATCAAGCAGACGAAAGCAGGGATGTTGCAGAGCTAGCATCTGCTAGAACATTGTTTGTTAATAAAATTATTGTAGAATATGACTATCATATAAAAGATACCATAACCATAGGTGGGGTATCTTATCAAAATCCCTATAGCTAAAAATGCTGATATACTTGAGGTGAGGAAACCCGCCAAAAACTTCATATAGATTCTATTGAAAGTAGAGGTGAAAAAATATGGCATACACTCGTGGTACATCGACCAACATTATCGTTGGCGCAGCTGCTCTTTTTGTAGCAGACACAACCCTTACTCCAGGCTCACTGGAGGCGTTTGATTCAGCAGAATCATTCAGAGACACACTCTCCGATTCTGCAGATTATACAAACGTAGGTTACACCATGAACGGTCTCGAATTGCAGTTCCAACCAGACTTCGGAGAAGTACAGGTAGATCAAATTCTTGACGTTGCTAAGTTATACAAGCAGGGAATGCAAGTAAATCTTGCTACTGCTTTTGCTGAAGCTACACTTGAGAACCTTCTCTTGGCGCTTGCTTACAGCAGTGATGAACTATCAGGAACAAAGTCAACATCAGCAGGACAGGTATTAAATCTTTCAGCAGGTGACATTGGAGAATGTCCAGTTGAACGTGGTATCGTTGCTGTTGGACCTGGAACTGGAGACTGCGAAGACTCCGCAACCGTAGAACGTGTTTACACAGCATATCGTGCTCTCTCAATTGAGAACGTAACTGTTTCTGCAAAGCGTGATGAACCTTCCATGTTTGAAGTTTCCTTCCGTCTTCTTCCTGAAGATACATCTGGATCCTATGGTAAGATCGTAGATCGCACTTGGACACCAGCTTCATAATCTAGTTTTAGATTACAACTTGCCCATCGTATTTTACGGTGGGCTTTGTTGTTTGTGGTAAAATAGATAAAATGGCTACTGAAATATACAAAAAAGGAAATATTTTTTTAGTTGATGGAAAAGAATTAGAGATATCTCCATTAAAAATAAAATATTTAAGAGAGTTCATGTCTGCTTTTGAAGAGGTATACAAATCAAAAGACGATGATGAAGCCATATCAAAATTAACAGAATGTGTAAGAATATGTATGAAACAATACTATCCAGAAATATCTAATAATATTGAAGATGTAGAAGATAATATAGATTTGCCAACAATATATAAAATATTAGATATAGCAGCAGATATTAAAATTAATCAAAAGTCTGAAGAAACTGTTAAAAATCAAGCAGTTGGTAGTGGTAAAACATGGAAAGATCTTGATCTTGCAAGACTAGAATCAGAGGTATTTTTGCTTGGTATTTGGAAAGATTATCAGGAATTAGAAAAATCTTTGTCTATGCCAGAACTACTATCCACCCTGGAAAGTAAAAGAGAAAACGACTATGAGGAAAGAAAATTTTTAGCTGCCATACAGGGTGTAGACTTAGACGCAGCTACTGGAGCAGAGCGTGGTCAAAAAGAATGGGAAGATTTAAAAGCTAGGGTATTTAGTGGTGGACAGACAAAAGATAGTAAAGACGTACTGTCTTTACAAGGACCAAATGCTAAAAAAGCAGGATTCGGAATCGGGATGGGTCTTGATTACGAAGATTTAAGAGGTTAATAAAATAGCCTTTTTATGCTATAATTAATCTAATCTATCTAGGAGGAAAAAATAATGGCAACAACCGTGTACGAGCCTAAAGAGCTCACACTTATGGACGGGACAACAATCCAGGTCCGCCCTCTTAAAATTTCTCTTCTTCGTAATTTTATGAAGAAGTTTGAGGGAGTTGCGGCAGTGGCGGATGATAATGAAAAGTCTATGAATTTGCTTATTGAATGTGTAGCAATTGCTATGCAACAATATAAGCCAGAGCTAGCTGATGTAGAGAAGCTAGAAGACATTTTAGATTTGCCAACCGTATACAAGATCGTAGAAGCTGCATCTAGCTCACAGCTAGCTGCTTCTTCAGATATTGTTGACTAATTGAAAATTGAAGAGGTGAAAAATGGCTGACGTTAATGCTAATATTGGCATTAATATTCAAACATCTGAGGCATTATCGCAGCTAAAAGCTCTTCAAAGACAAATATCGCAGTTTCACACATCTATAGCAAAATCTAGTGAAACCGCAGCGTTAGCACAACGTAATCTGCAGAGAAACTTTATCAATGGAATTAATTCTATTGGTGCTTTCTCTGCAGAGTTACGAACTGTAAAAACAACAGCAGAATCATTTACAGACTCGCTTGAAAAGAATAAATTTTCAATGCGTGAGTACTTCCGATTTGCTGGCGGTGCAACAAAATCATTTGGTAAATTATTTAAGTCTGAATTTGACACAATAAATAAAGTAGCTGAAGAAAATGTAAAGAGGCTACAAACTCAGTACATAAAGATGGGCCGTGATGCTAGCGGTGCAATGAGGGCAATAGCTGTTATTCCAAATGAACTCGACATGTCAAAAATGTCTACACAGCTACAAATTGCAGCACAAAGACAAGCACTTTTTAATCAGCTATTAAAGCAGGGATCAACAAATCTATTAAATTTTGGTAAGAATACACAGTGGGCTGGTCGTCAGCTTATGGTTGGCTTTACTTTGCCTTTGGCAGCTCTTGGAACAACAGCATCAAGAGTGTTTATGGATATGGAAACTGCTGCAATTAAATTTAGAAAGGTTTATGGAGATTTATTCACTCCAGCAGCAGAAAGAGAGCAGGCTCTTGCAGATATAACTGCTCTTGGAGAGATGTTTACTAAATATGGTATTGCAGTATCTCAAACAGTAAATCTAGCAGCAGAGGCTGCAGCAGCAGGTTTCCAGGGTTTAGACTTACAAAGACAAGTAACTGAAGCAACAAGGCTTCAAGTTCTTGGACAGGTTGATCAGCAAAAAGCTTTAGAGACCACTATATCTTTACAAAATGCTTTCCAGATGAACTCAGAAGATCTTGCAGAGTCTATAAACTTCCTTAACGCAGTTGAAAACCAAACCGTAGTTTCTCTTGATGACATTACCACTGCTATTCCTAAAGCTGCTCCAGTTGTAAAACAACTTGGCGGAGATGTAAAAGATCTAGCATTCTTCATGGCAGCGATGAAAGAGGGTGGAATTAATGCATCAGAGGGCGCTAACGCATTAAAGTCTGGTCTTGCATCTCTTATTAATCCTACTGATAAAGCAACAGAAATGATGCGAGGTTTTGGAATTGATATCGATGCAATCGTTAATAAGAATGCTGGAAATGTAAAACAAACTGTGATTGAATTTGCTCAGGCACTAGATAATCTATCAGATCTTAATAGACAGAGAGCAATTGAACAGTTATTTGGTAAGTTTCAATTAGCACGTCTGTCCACTCTTTTTGAAAATGTAACAAAAGATGGTAATCAGGCATCACGTGTTTTAGATTTGGCAGCAGCATCAACTTCAGATCTAGCATCTATGGCAGAACAAGAATTGGGAATGACTGCTGAATCATCAATGATGAAGTTTAGAAAATCTGTAGAAGAATTAAAGCTAGCATTAGTTCCAGTTGGTCAAACATTTCTTGAGGCTATAACACCAATTGTTGAATTTGTTGGTAACTTCTTAGATAAATTTAATAATCTGTCTTCTGGCACCAAAAAAGTAATAACAATATTAACTGTTGCACTTGGTGCAATAGGTCCAGTAGCACTAATGACTTTTGGTTTATTAGCTAACGCAGTTGCAAACGGCATTAAAGGATTAATGGTATTACGTCAAGGTTATTTAAGATTAACTGGACAATCTCAAATTCTTGGCGAACAAACTGAGTTTTTAACAGTAGAGCAGCAAAAAGCTGCTGCTGTAGCACACTCATTAGATCAATCACATGCAAGACTTACACAAACATTTAATGCAGAAGCGGGGGCAGTTAGAAATCTTGCTAATGAGTATAGATCTGCACTTACTGCATTACAAACATTTGCTACACAAAATCCAGGAGCAATGCTACCACCAAAGAAATATAATAAAGGAATTTCCTTAGTTCCAGGAAGCGGAAATAAAGATACAGTTCCAGCAATGCTTACCCCAGGTGAAGCAGTTGTTCCAAAAGATATGGTAAAGAAGTATGCACCATTGATTAATGGAATGATTGCAGACAATATTCCAGGATATGCTAAGGGCGTTGGAAAGGTTCCTGGTAATGTTTTTGGAACACCAACTACCCTTAGCAGAAGAAGCGTTGGTCCCGCTATTGAATCAAGAATTTTAGAACTGCCACAAGAAATTCAAAATGCAATAAGAGCACAAATACCGCAAATCGTTGAAGCATTAAAGGGAACAAGTATAAGTGTAGAAACATTTGGTCAAGAATTAAAAAATAGTATAGATAAAGGAATTCTTTCTCTTAAAAAGAGTCAGCTTGGTAGATTTGTTGATGAGGAGTCTTCTAGTGCTCCACAAGGCTTATCAAAAAGAAAAGCTTCTATGCAAGCCTGGGATACTCGTGCAATGGAGATGGCTGCTAAGGAACAATTGGCTAAAAAATATGCATCCTTATCCCCTGAACAATTAAGACAGGTTGGCTTTGATCCTAGAGATACCAGAGGAATGGCTGGAACATCTATAGCTCACTTAGTTCCTAAAGAAGCTGGGCAAGTAAAAAGTTGGGCAACAAAAACAGCAGAAGGAATATCAAGGCTTCAGGCAGAAGATACAGCAATCAATGCCTATTTAAATGATTTGTCTGCAACTGGACAAAACTTTAAAGATAAATTATCAGCATTCATGCAATCAATCACTACTGCAGCAGAACAACAGTCTGGTGTAGTAGAAAGACTTTCGGCTGGACAACAACCAAAAACTAAAAGAGAGTATGAAATTCTTGCACAGGTAGCAAGGCAAGATTTGGCTACTAGGGGAACTGCAGCATCAATAACTGGACAAGCCATGTCTCAATCGTATCGTGCAGAATTTGCTGCATCTGCAGCAGAAATTAGAACTAAATCACAGAAATATTTTACTCCAGAAGGTGGAATTAATCCATACTATCAAAATTTTGATCCAGTGGCTACAGCAAAAAAGGCAGAAGCAGACGGAAAGAGTGATGCAGTTGCATATGATAAGGGAAGAAAGTCTGCAGCAGTTGCAGATATGTATGAAGAGTCTCGCAATAGACAAAGTCCTCATAGACTTGCTGAGCCAGACGGATTAGATGATGCCAATGCCTACGACAAAGGAAGACAAAAAGCCTCATCTAAATTAAGCAGAAGTACACTTAATACAAGAAGAGCTACTGGTGGTGCAGGTGCCTCAATAAATGAAATTGCTGCTGGAGTTGCTATATCTTCAGAAACAATGAAAAAGTCTGCAATATCTATGCAGGACAGAATGACTAGTTTAAATCGTGGATTAATGAGTGGAACATTTGCCCTTGGTTCACTTGCTGGAATTGCTTCTATGAGTGGTGGTAAACTTGGAGAATTTGCAGGTACTCTATCTAAGATTAACTTGGCAATGTTTACACTTATGTCAGTTACACAGCTATTAACTCAGCAATCATTTTTAAGACTAGCAGCAGATAAAATACAACTAGCACGTGGTGCAATGGCAACTGCAAAAGATGTTGGTAAATCAGTTGCACCAATTGCAGGACGATCAGGGTTGCTTGGTGTTCTTGGAAGAGTTGCACTTGGACTAAAAGTATTTTTAGGCCCTATAGGAATTGCAACAACCTTAGTTGGTGCTCTTGCTTTAGGATTTAAAAGATATCAAAACGATCAAGAAGAAACAAGAAAGAAACTAGAAGCATTTTCTGATGTGCTGTCCACAACTAAAGATCAAGCACAATTCCTTGGAGATTATTTTAATTTCATACCATCAAAAGGGTCGCTAGAAGAATTTGGTAAAAGCCTTGAGGTAGTTGCTGCAAAAACAAGAAGCGAAAGAGAGAAGATAAGAGGTTCTGAACAGTTCCAAACAGCCTATAAAGACACAATTGGTCAGGTTAGTGGAATGACATCAAAACAAGCAGAGGCTGCCTTAACATTTAAGGGTGTTGAATTAATTTCGCAGGGTATGGCAAGAGAGCAAGTACAACTACTTATAGACACAATTAAAGAAGAAGCTGGAAAACAAGATTTAAAGTTTGATTTTAAAAATATGAAGTTCGATGAAGCTGGAATCTCTCAGCTTACTGGGCAGCTATCAGAATCTTTGGCTGGTTTTCAAAAAACTTATCAAGATGGACTAGACAAAGCATTTAAGTATCAAGCAACTGGAACTGGCTATGGGGCACAAGTAAAAATTATAGAAACATTAGTTCCTAACAAAGAAGCAAAGGCAGCATTAAAAAATGCTAGTGCAGGAATTGCATCATATTCAGAAAGCATAAATCGTCTTGTAAAAAGCAGCGCTATAGATGCAAATCAGTTTAGAAAATTAACTAGTTCTATGTTTGAGTCTATAGAAAAATCTGTTCCAGATTCTACAACCAGACTAAAGTTATTTAATGCTGTATTAAAAACAATTGATCCATCACTTGCTAAAGCAACAAAGGGTGTAAAAAATTTAGAGCAAAAGCAGCTATTGCTTCAATCAGCAATTGCTGGAGTATCATCAAATCTAATAGTAAATGCAGCAATGGCATTTATATCAGCAGAAGCAATTAATAAGGTTGCAGATGCAAATTTAAAAAATCTTGGAATAAAATTTCCAACTGCAGATTTTGCAGCCGAATATGGTAAAAAAACAGGAGATGCAGTTAGTGCACAGCAATTATTAAATAAAGCCATAGACGATGCTGTTGCACTACAAAAGAAACTTAATGATGCACTTTCTGGTGGCGGTGGTGGCGGTGGAGAAGGTCCATTTTCTAAGGCTAAAAAATCTCTTCAAGATCAATTAATAGAATTACAAAACACAGAAAAGGCATATAAAAAATTAAAATCAATGGGTGTTGAAACAGGAAGAGCGTTTGAAATAGCTTCAGATTCTGTTCTTGCTGCTGCAATAGCAAGTGATAGCTTAGATACAACACAATGGGAAATCTTAAAAACACTAATTAAAGATGTTAATAAAGAACTTCTTGATGGTGAACTTCGTACATTCTTTGAAACAAGAACAGCAGAAATAAATCTTAAGAAACAATTTGCTGAAATACTTCCCTTGTTAGAAGGACTGGGACTTAAGGCAGAAGATATTAAAGAAATATTTTCTAATCCAGATTTAGCCAGGGAATTTATAAACGACTTACAAGATGGTGCTATTGATTCTAAACGACTTGCTACATATATTAAACAAATACCAGAAATGAAAAGAATCGATATTATTCTTGGTCTTTCTGCAGATGAGGCTAAAGAAGAGTTGCGTCGTAAAGCAGATGAGTTATTTGGATTCCTTGAGAGAGCAGCGCAACGTGCTTTTAAGCGTCCAATTAAAGCTGCAGAGGATGCAGTTGAAGATGCACAAGATGCCGTAGATGCAACTCAAAAGAAAATAGATGGCCTTCAAGAGACAATTGATAAAAAACAAAGAAATATAGAAATAGAGATAACCAGAAGAATTGAAGACTATCAGACAGATATTGATAATTTACAAAGAGAAATTGAAACTAGTTTTAATAGACCTATTGAGGCAATCCAAGAACAAATTGCTATTATAGAGCGTGGTATTGAGTTTGACTTTGATAGACCAATGGCAGCACTACAAGAAACATCTTCTGACCTATCTAATGATCTTACATTAATGGATAAGCAAGCAGAGTCTATTAATGAAAAATATGATTTGCAAGAAAAGGCTCTTAATAAGATTTCAGATTTAAACAAGGATATAGCAGCTCAGCAAAAACAACAGATAAGTTTAGCAGATGCATTAAGTCAGGGCGATATTTCTGCAGCAGCACAAATGGCTCAGGAAATGAGAGCATCTGCAGCAGAATCTGCATCTAATAAAGCTCAAGAACAAATACAGGCACAGCGACAAATTGCGCTAGATAAATTACGTAATTCTGCTGGATTAACAAGAAAGCAGATAGAAGAAAAACAATTTGCAATTAGTCAACAAATTTATTTACTTGAGGAAAAGCGTGAAGCAGTACAGTCACAAATTCAAATTAAACAAGATGAAATTTATCAAATTGAGTTAAGAAGAAAACCTTTATTAGATGCTATTAAATCTAACGAAGATCAGATTTATATTCTTGAAACAAGGCGCAAAGCAGAAATGCTGATTATTCGTGGATATGAAGATCAAATATATGATATTAAAGTTGGACAACTTGCTACAGATACTGAAATCTTAGATAAAGCAAAAAAGAATTTAGAAGAAATAAAACAGCAGCTTCAGGCACGACTCGATGATATTGAATTAAGAAAAGATGCATGGGAAGCTGACAAAGATGCAGAAATAGCTGCAAAGGTTGCTGCTGGAGAATATAATGGTGTAATTACTGCAACACTAGGAATTTTAGAGAGCATTGAACAAAAGTGGAAAGATATTGAGGAAGCAGCAAGAAAAGCTGCAGCAGCAGGAGCAGGTGGAGTCGGTGGAGGCGGTGGTGGCAATGGAGGCACACCAAACCCTAATACAGAATATGTTCCACCACAATCAACCCCAGAAGAAGAGGCAGCATTAGATCAATTAATCGCAGCAGCAGAAGCAGTTGATGCAGCAGCATTAGCATTAGAAAATATTGAAAATGAACTTGCTAACGCAAGAGCCACAAGCAGTTTTACATTTATAGATAGACTATTAGATCGACGAGACGCCGCTAAACAGAAACTAAAACAAGCACAAGATCAATACGATAAAATTGCTGGAATAGTCACAGCGCCAAATTACTCTGGAGGTAGTAGCGGTGGCGGTGGCGGAGATCAATTGTTTATGGCAAGAGGCGGCTTAGTAAAACCAAAATATATGGCTGTTGGAGGTTTTGCAAGGGGAACAGATAAAATACCAGCTATGTTGACTCCTGGAGAATTCGTTATGAGTAAATATGCTGTTGCTCAATACGGTACAGACAGACTAAAAGCTATGAATTCTGGAACATCTTCTTACGATAGCGTGTATAATTATAGTGTAAATGTAAATGTTAAGTCTGGATCAAATCCTGAAGAAATAGCAAGGGCAGTTATGATGCAGATTAAAAACATTGAAAATCAAAGAGTAAGAGGGCAAAGAATATAATGGCTAATAGCGCATATATGTCTGGTCGTAAAAGATATCAAAGACCACAGGGTATTTTGTGGTCCAATAATGCTGGGACACTTAGTAGTGGTATATATGTGCCAAATGGATATGAAGTAGGGGCAGATACAAATGAAACAGACCCAGATCTTTTAGATCAATTTATTATTCTTTCAGACCACAACAGATCAGAAATGTCTTTTAATCCAATTAGAATTGAAAACAGAAAGAGAACTATTAATGGAAGAATGAGATCTTATCATATAGCAGATAAAATGTCATTTTCTGTATCTTGGAATTTATTACCTTCAAGATCATACAATACCGTCCCTGATTTTTCTACCGATGGTTTTACAGACGGAGTTTCTCCTTTAGTTCCTAGAAGGCCAACTAGAACAGCAGACGGACTAACATATGACGCAGGCAAAGAATATACAGCAGACGGTGGTGCTGGTGGAGTAGAAATTTTAGATTGGTATAAAAATCATCAAGGTTCATTCTGGATGTTTTTAGCTTATGACAATTATGCAAATTTTGGCAAAGATGCTTCAGACTATAATCATCTTGCAGAATATAATGAGATAGTAGAAGTATTCTTTGCAGATTTTAATTATTCTGTTGTAAAGCGTGGCGGTAGCAATTTTGATTTCTGGAATATATCAGTAACCTTAGAAGAGGTCTAATATGTTTGTCAATGAAACATTAAAGACATATCTAGAAACTTCATCAAAAGTAAGCGTTCATTCAAATATAATTGCTGGATGGAACATGAATCTTCCAGACAATATATTTAAAATCGGAAATTATAGATATAGGCCTTATGCTGATACTACTAAATATGCCACTATTCCATCAACATTTGATCCATACGATTATGGATATTATTATACAAATGCTACTAATGCAGACATTATCGTTGATGGTGGAGTAGACAATACAAATACTCCAGTATTATTTCAATCAGGTAAAGAAAAAGAAAAGCTAATATATTCGCTGGAAGACTGCTTAAAACCGTTTAGACCAAACTCTGGTATTAATAAAGCAACATATTTTAATAATAAATATTTAAATCATAGTAGTAAAGATTTTGCAGCAAGACCAAGATATTATATGCCATCTAGGTACGATCAGTTTAAGTATTGGACATCATACCGTACAGAAACAACATATAAATATATTTATAACGATAGTAGTATAGGTTATGGGCCATCCCCAACATTCACCGATAAAGATGGAACAATTCAAGATGGATCTCCACATCTTAATGCAGAATATGGAGTATCTAACTATATTTCAAATAATAATTATTTCATAACTGATGCAGCACCATTTGTTGTTTATAAAAACCCTGTGCCTACTAATAAAATAGTTGTTAGAATGCAGACTAATGTTGGATCTGTTGATTTAGGAACAATGAGTGATGGCTCTAAAAACTTTAATGATCCACTATACGGAGATGTAAATAAAACTACGCCAGTTAGATGGAGAATACAATATTTAAAAAATAATAATTGGATAGATGCATATTCTTTTAATGAATCATCTACTAGAGAAGATGGGTCTCCAATTATAAATAGTGATGGACAGGTAAATATTGCATATGGTCTAATAGTTCCAGAATTATATAAAGATTATTTTGTATACATGGGAACAGTTTCATCTACAAACGCTTTGCCACAAACATCTTATCATGGACATGCCTATCTTCTTATACAAAATGAGGGAGAATTAGGACAGTTTTATATTTGGAACTCAACGTTAAATGACTATGATACAGAAAACCCACGTTATGGTTGGCAGCTTGCTGTTGAAGAAGACAACTATGAGTCTAATGTAGTAAGACAAGTGACAAATCCACTATCTTTCTTAGACACATTTGGAAATATTACAGAATACCGTGAGTTTCAATATATCAGCGGCCTAAGAGTTGTAGTAGATACAATGAACAAAAATGATTGCACTTTTGATTTAATTGAAATGTCTCCAAGACTGCTTGTAGATTTTAGTAATTATGCAACATCTTTTAATATAACCAAAACCCTATCGGGGTTATCAGAAACAGGGCTTCCTACTGGAAGCATCTCTGTATCAACTGGAACACTCAATATTTTAGATATTGATCAATCATTTAATTCAAATAATACATCTAGTCTTTTGGCTCCATATTTAACAAGGCACGTATTTTATAATTTTTTTGAAACGGTATCTGATGATGATGGAGTACAGTATAGAGTGCCAATCAAAACCTTGTTCTCTAACAACATTCCACAAGTAGACGGACAAACTAGCGAAATATCAATTGATTTAAGAGATAGATATTTTTATTTTGAATCTATGCCAGCACCTCAATTATTTCTAACAAATGTATCTTTAAGTTATGCTGTTAGTATTTTGTTGGATTCTATAGGTTTTTCTAGATACTCGTTCTTAAGAATAAATGGAGAAGAAGAGCTAGTAATTCCTTACTTTTTTGTTGCTCCAGATCAAAATGTTGCTGAAGTTTTAGAGCAGCTATGTAGAGCAGCTCAATGCAGTATGTTTTTTGATGAATATAATACTTTTATAATAATGAGTAAGGGATATCTTACTGCTTCAGAGGATCAAAGATCAGCAAGCTTTGTATTATCTGCTAAAAATAATCAAACAGATACAGGAGTAGTAAAAAATTCATCCTCTGGTAATTTGCCAAATATTTTTGCACTTTCATTACAAGATAGAAATATCTACAATAACGGTAAAATTTCATATACCACTAGATATATACAAAGATCATATGGAAGCATAAGACAGGCATCCATGGTTGATGCAGAAAAAACATGGATATATAAGCCATCTCTACTTTGGGAAGTTTCTGGAACAGAAACAACTAAAACAATTAATGAGGTAGCATCTAAGCAAGGATCCTATGTTTTAGGAGCAATGCCAATTAACTCTAATTTAGATAATGTTCCACCTACCGTAGAGAATCATCAAATTATAAATAATACAATTGATCTTGGCGAAAATATTTACTGGCTTACAAGATATCAAGGATATTTTTATGCCAATGGAGAAATAATTAGATACGACGCCGCTGAATTTAGTATTAGTTTGCCAGTTTGGTATGGGCCAGATAATGAAGTACTTCCATTAAAGCCAGGACAACAGGCTCCAGATGGATATGTTCAAGGATCCAGCAATGTTTGGATTAGTAGTAACCAAGAGTATCAAAAATATTTTTCTGTTTTACCATTTAACGGAAAAATATATCCTACAGGGTTAGTTAGAATTTATACAGAACCATACTATGAAGTTGTTGACGGTGTAACTAGAATGCAAAACGGTAGTGTTGCGTCGCATGGAAGAGCTCAGTTTGGAACACAGATAGCCTCACACAGTGCTGGAATTTCAACCTACTGGTCAGACAATTCTTATATGCGTGGTTGCGATATGCAGTCTCAATATTTATTTACAACACAAACAGATTTTGAAATACCATCAACAGAATTGGGGGTAGCTGGGAAGAATGATTCCTTAGCTAGACAAACATCAAGGACTGGTATTATTAAAAACTTTATGTCCTCTAACTATATATCTGAGAATAACCTTAATAACTTAAAGTCAACTCAGTCGGGAACGGTTCAGTCATCTGCTTTAGTAATGAGTGGTCCATCTTTTAGAACAACTGATATTCCTTTAAACTTTATTTCTTATATTTATAAAAATTTAGATAATCCATATAAACATTTTGGAACCAGAATGAGGATTGTTGGAAAAATAGAAAATAATGAATCAAGACCACAGACTGCAGTTGGCAGCACAACATATTATCAAGTACCTGGAGTTCAACCTAATCAAAATATTAATATAGGAGGTGGTTCTGGCGGTATTGCAGTTATGGTAAATCCAGATACTAATGTTGGTTATTATTTTGAGATTATTGCTTTAACAGAAGACAATGTAGAATCTTATCTTGGAGAAACTAGCGAACAGTCTTTAATCAGTAATCTGGTATTTTATAAAGTTAAAAAGGATCAGTCTACCTCTAATGCCATTCCTATTAAGCTGTGGGGTGGATTTGCTAGCGTGTTAGTGGACGATGGCAAGTTCACTGGACAGTATAGAATTAGTAATGAGGAAAAACCAACGGTATACGACATTGCAGTAGAGTATGAAAATATTGCCAATAGCAGAAGATTTTATCTATATGTTAATAATAAATTAATTGCTACAGTAGATGATACAGATCCACTACCAGTATATAATAACATAGCAGTTTTTGTTAGAGGATCATCAAAATGTATGTTTGAAAACATATATGCTATATCTGAAAACTATTCTCAAAATACTGTATTTAATGTTGCAGACAATGTTACTGAAGTTTTTGGAGAATCAAAAATAACTGCTAACGAATCTTTAAGAAAATATGCTATGAGCGGAGTAGTTCAGCAAACATACCTATCTGGAATTAGTGGTCAGCAACCTCCAAAATATAATATGTATTTTGAAGAATTTGGAACAATTATGAGGGAGTGTTCATATTTTAATGTTAGATATGATAAAGCATATCCAGCCTTATATGCTCAGCTATCTCCAATAATTAATGGAATTAGGGGATATGTAACTTCAGGATTTTATGCCGACGCATATGGAGCAGAATTCTTAATTTTTAATGCAACCGATTCTGCTTTAAACCTAGATGAAACAACAGGAAATTTTTTAAGAATTCAGGGAATTACTTTTACACAAGATACTACACATGAATTAACAGTAGATGAATATTTTAAAAAGAGATCAAATTTTTCAGATCCAGAGTTAATGGGCAGCTCTTTATTAACCTCTGTCCTAGTAGAAAAAGAAAAGTACGACAGGGTAAAGCTTAGCAGACTGCTTCATGGAACAAATGAGTTTTCTTTGGAATCACCGTATATTCAAACACAGGATGCAGCAGAAGATGTAATAGGTTGGATTCTTGAAAAAACAATGGAGCCAAAACAGCTAGTTGGAGTAGATATTTTTTCTATTCCAATATTACAACTTGGAGATATAATAACAGTAGAATATAGCAATTCTGACGATACAGTTAATATTATAGATCCAAATAAGAGGTTTGTGGTTTATCAAATAGACTATAATCGTAATGTAGATGGACCAGATATGAAAGTATATTTAAGCGAGGTATAAAATGGCAGAAATTATTATTCCATCAGTCTCAGCTACTCCAGACTCTCCGATGTATCTATCTAGCTTGTCTTCTGCAAAAAAACAACAGGTAAAAACAGCAACCCCAGATATTGTTCTTTTTGATGATGATTCTGTTCCAATTGAGGTTATATCAGATCTTATTTTTGAAGATATTGGCGGACAAGAACTTATTAGTGTAGCTAGAAATGATTTGATTAATGGACAAAAAGTCTCTTACAGTTTAATTAGAAATTTAGACAAGATTGAAAAAACCTTTAATTCTAATAATATAGTTAGCCTTCAGCAAACATCAGATAAGTATTTTAATAATTTTGGAATTAACTTAGACGCAAAAATACCAAAACAAGAAGAAAACGTAATAGGTGGAAATGTATATCTTGATGCTTCTACAGGAGATATTGTCATAGAGCTAACTAACTTAAGGCTAGACGAGCAGGTAGAGGTTCAGATTACTACTAGTGGTACAATATATGAGGCGGAACTATAATGATAACAAATAAAGGCAAAGGCATAATTGGCAAGTATATGCTTGGTCAAACACCAGCATATGCATCGTATATAGCTATCGGTTGCGGTCCAACCCCATTGCTTACAGCAGACCCGTATGGAGATTATTCTTTAAAAGAAAATCTAGATTTTGAAATGTTTAGGGTTCCAATTTCATCAAGAGGCATTATTAATGATAGCGGAACAGAAAAAATAGTATTTACAGCAGAGCTTCCAACAGAAGAAAGATATGAAATATCTGAGATAGGTATATTTTCTGCTGGAGCCAACCCATCAGCTGGGGCCTATGATAGTAAAACAGTTATGGGATTTACAAGAACTGAAAACTGGCAATATCATACTGCTACTACAGCAGCAATAGCAAGCTACGATGATCCACTAGATGATCCAGAAGATGATAATATTATTGCTGTACCAGATGCAGTATTTCAAACTAATTCAGACAACACAATATTTTTTAAACAGTCTAGAAGTGATAGATATGAAAGATGTAGATTTTTAAATAGCACAATCTTGATGCAAGGAGATACCGCAGACTTAACAATAGATGCCTCCACTGGAGCATCAGAAGGTCATTTTGTAATTGAGAATGGCTCATACCATATACATTTAACTAATCCAAAAGTAGATTTTTCAGAAAACTCTCCGATAGACGAACTTAGATTAGCTTTTGCTTTAATTAATAAGGATGGAGATGATACTGCCGTTCCAGATACAGTAAGAGTTTTGGTTGAATTTGCAGACACAGATGCATCTTCTCCTAGTGAATTTGCTAGATTTGAGGCAGAGCTTGTAAATGGAAGCGGCACTGGATCTAATGAATATGACTTTGAAACAAATAGATATTTTGTTATTTCTAAACAACTACAAGAATTATATGTAAGCTCTGGATTTACTTGGCAAGATGTAACAGTTGTAAAAATTTATGTTTCGGTTTTGGTAGCAGATATTCCATCATCTGATTACTATGTAGCGTTTGATGCAATGAGATTAGAAAATATTGCTACAGAAAATCCTCTTTATGGACTAATCGGATACTCTGTAGTAAAAAATACTGACGCAGAAACTGTAATAAAATCACCAAATACAAGCAATTATGTTGAGTTTAGATTTTCTGTGGGCGTATCATAATGGCTGATGAAATAATTAAAAAAGCTAGAATCTCAAGGGAGAATCTTCCACCAATAAATGCGGAGCAAGATGCTTATGTTTTGAGATATAGAGTTATATCAGAAGATAAAAATAGATACTCGCATTGGTCTCCGATAATAACAATTGATCCAGGATATGTATATACTACAAATAGCATTACTCATGTAAATTCAGGATCTATAACTACAGTAGTTTGGGATCAGGCATCTATAACTAAAGACTCTGCAGTTATTTCTAAGTCTAAGCAGTATGATGTTTGGGTAAAATGGAATAAAAATACCGATGGAACTAATGGAGATTGGCTGTATCAACAGAGAGTGGAAACAAATAGCATTGTTTTGATTACCCCGTCAACATATACAATTAATGGAGTAGATCAAGCTTCTGCACCAAATAGGTTAAGAGTAGAGGTCTATCTTCCTGGAAATCCGATAACTAGAGACTATACAACTTTGAGGCTATATGAGGGTGGTCCATTCAATGTTTAATGATATAATTGATACAGGGAGAAAATAATGGCAAAAATACCTTTACCACAAAGAGGACAGCCTCTTGATGTTACTTATATTTACCAGATAGCAGATGCTGTTAATGACCTATCTTCGCAGGTTTCATCAGCAACCTATAACTATACAACAATAGATACTGTTAGCGCAGGAACTCAAAATATAAAAACCTCTGAAGCCAGAGTGGTCGGAGGGTATACAGAAGTAACAAACAATACAACTGTAAACCCTACTAACGAAATACCATTTAGCTATAGCTTTTCTAGATTTAAGTTTCCACCAATAGTTAGTGCAACTCCTGTAAACATCGGAGATACGCCATCTGGCCGTGATGTAAATGTTGTTTTAAGACTAGTTACAAACTCTCGTGTTGAGGGTGTTGTTAAATTAAACTCTCCAGGAAATGTCTCCATTGGTATTCATTTATTAATGGTTGGTATTCCATCATAAGCAAATATAATAATGATTTTTTGTAGCAAATGTAGGGGTAGGATGTTTCTTGATAGACAGTATTCTAGTGTTTCTCATTTAGAATTATACTGTATGTCTTGCGGTAAAAGAAATTTTTTTCACCCCCCATCAAATAGCAAAGAGGGATCATGGTTGTTAGAAAAAGAGATCTTGAGAGCAAAGAATACAATAGCCAGCCTGTAATTAAAGGAAACCAAACTATTTGGTTTTTAAATGGCGACTTGGTGAGATTGCATCATAGCTCTAGATCAACTGGCATAGTTTCTGTTTATAATATTACAAAAGATAGGCTAGAGTCTTGTTTAAGAACTGACTTTAGAAAAAATAGAGAAAAAGCATATACTGTATCAGAAACTGCACGACTTGTCAACAGGCATCGTAAATATTTTCCATCTTTAATTAAGCGTGGAATAATTCCTCCACCTGTTGGAGCACAGGTTGGCGGTACACGAGAGTGGCAAGTAAGAGCATACTACTCTGAATCGCAATTAAAAGAGATTCGTGATATACTGGCAAGTATACATATTGGTAGACCAAGAAAAGATAATTTAATAACAAATAATCAAACACCAACTTCACAAGAGTTGACACGTAGAACTGGTGATGGTATACTAATGTATACAAAAACTGAAGACGGCAGGTTTATACCTGTTTGGGGAGAGAGCATTAATTAGCCTATGAAGGAGGCAGTGGTGGAAGAACGTAATGAAACAAAGGTATCCGTAACATTGGGGTACACGCTTAATCTTGGTAATTTTCAATCCTTGAGAGTAGATCTTGGTGTAGTTGACCATGTTCGTGAAGGCGAGAATACTAACGAAGCTATGGATCGTGTATATGATTTTATTGAAGCTAAGGTTGTAGAAAAGGTTCAAGAAGCAAAACTAGCGCTAACTGAGGAATAATAATGGCTGATCGCAAAGAACGAATGGCTTTGCTCAGTCGCTACAATAAACTTCATTTGCAGAGATACGAACAAAAGTCTAATCTCAATCTCAATGTTGAGCAGTGGGCATCAGATGCCTTAATAGAGTCTTATGGGCTTAGCGCTTGTTATGATTTATTGGATTATTATTTTGAGGTATCTCAAAACCCTTCTTGGAACTTTTTTGCATATAATGCACAGCAAATTATTAATGGCAGGGATGCAGTAGAAAAAGATTTAATTGATAGAGCAGAGCGTAGAAAATTGGCTAGGGAGTGGTTAAGTGAGTAATTCAGAAGCAAAGTTAATATCAGCAGTACTTGAAGATAAACAGGTTCATGTACTGTTACAGGCCAACATAGACTCTGTTTTGCGAACACACAATGATGTATGGAACTTCATTAAACGCTATGCAGAAACAAATGGCACCGTGCCTCCAATTGCTCTGGTAGTTGAGAAGTTTAGGGACTTTATTCCAGTTGCTGGGGTAGGGGCAACAAAGCATCATCTTGAAGAATTACAGGCAGATTACTTAAATGATAGCCTTAAAGATATTATTCGTAATGCAGCAACAGAGGTTCAGGGTGGGCAGGGTGTTAAGGCATTAGAACAATTAATCACAAAGACTTCCGAATTAAAAAAGAATACATCTGCTATTCGTGATATTGATGCAACTGATATTCAATCCGCAATTACATATTTTGAAAATGTAAAGAAGCAGCAAGAGTTAGGCAAGATTGGAATTAAAACAGGCTTGCCAGGGTTTGACAACTATCTGCCTTCAGGAATTATGCCAGGTCAATTGGGGATTTTCCTAGCATATCCAGGTATTGGCAAATCCTGGCTTGCTCTTTACTTTGCCGTACAGGCATGGAAACAGGGCAAGACACCAATGATTATAAGTCTTGAAATGTCAGAGACAGAAGTTCGTAATCGTGTATTTGCGATTATGGGCGAAGGTCTTTGGTCACATAGAAAGATTTCAAATGGAGATATTGAAATAGATATGCTTAAGAAGTGGCATGAGAATAAGATTTCTGGTAAGCCACCATTTCATATTATTTCAAATGATAGTGGTGGTGAAATTACTCCATCCGTTGTTCGTGGAAAGATTGATCAATACCGTCCAGATTTTGTAATTGTAGATTATCTGCAACTTATGGCGCCAAATCAAAAGTCTGACAACGAAACGGTACGAATGAAAAATCTTTCTCGTGAGTTAAAGCTTATGTCTATTGGCGAAGAAGTTCCTATCATTGCCATATCATCAGCCACGCCAGACGATGTTACTAATTTAAACACGGTACCAACTCTAGGGCAAACCGCATGGTCAAGACAAATAGCGTATGATGCAGATTGGGTTTTAGCACTTGGTCGGGCAGCCAACAGTGATATAATTGAGTGTGCATTTAGAAAAAATCGTAACGGATTTATGGGAGACTTTTTAGTACAGGTAGATTTTGACAAGGGTTATTACAGGTATAAGGATTATGAAGACAAAAAGTAACGACATATATACGGCTCAGCAAATACAAAGAATACTTACTGGTGCTGGTATAGATATAGAAGCAGAATATGGAACTGACTATATAATCTTTTGTCCCTATCATAATAATAACAGAACACCAGCAGGAGAAGTTTCTAAGGAGTCTGGCCTATTTTTTTGTTTTGGTTGTCAGACTACAAAAAATCTTGTTGAGTTAATGATGCACATGACTGGTAGATCTTATTTTGAGGCTATCAGGTTTATTAAAAGTAAAGAGGTTGAAACTAATCTAGAAGATGTGGTAAATAAAGCTCTTTATGCTGCTCCAGATTTTGTTCAGTATGACGAACTATTGATAAAGAGACTTGCCAAACAGGCAACCGACAGTCCAAGAGCAACTTCATATTTTGAAGGTCGTAAAATTACAAAAGAATCAATGATTAAATTTGATTTAGGATATTCTGAAAAACAAGATTCAGTTATTGTGCCTATGCACTCTCCAGACGGAATGTGTATTGGATTTGTCGCAAGAACAGTAGAGAAAAAAGAATTTAAAAATACTCCAGGATTGCCTAAGAGCAAAATACTTTTTAATTTGCATAGAGTAAAATCATCTACTACTGTATATGTAGTAGAGTCATCTTTTGATGCAATTAGATTAGATCAAGTAGGTTTACCCGCAGTTGCTACGCTGGGGGCTAACGTTTCATCAAGCCAGATGAAATTATTAGAAAGGTACTTCACAAATGTTGTACTTGTAGCAGATAATGATGAAGCTGGCTCAATTATGGCTGACCGCCTAACTGAGAAATTAGGGTCACTAGTAACAGTAATCAAATTAGATAAACAATATAAAGACATTGGTGATATGAATGATGATGCTATTAGACAACTTGAATACTCATTTGACAACTCTATCATTGCTATGCTAAAATAGAAAAACTTATATAAGGAGAAAAATGACTATAGTAAAAGGGCTTAAGAACATCAACGCATTAGTTGAAAAGCCAAAATATGAAAGCACAGGAACAAAGGTTCGTTGGGTAAAATTAGCTGACGGACAAGCAGCAAAGATTCGTTTTGTTAACGAACTAGATTCTGACTCAGCAAATTATAATGAGGACCGTGGTCTTGCAGTTGTCGTTTCAGAACACACAAATCCAAAAGACTATAAGCGCAAGGCAGCATGTACTCAGGAGTCTGAGGGACGTTGCTTTGGTTGCGAGATGGCACGTAAAGAGCCAAAGAGCGGATGGCGAGCACGTCTTCGTTTCTATACAAATGTATTGGTTGACGACGGTACTGAAGAGCCATATATTGCAGTATGGTCACAAGGTATCAGCAAGCAATCTGCATTCAATACAATTCGTGAATATGCTCTTGAAACAGGAAGCATTTCAAACATTACATGGAAGCTAAAGCGTAATGGACAGGGTACTGAAACAAACTATACTCTTATTCCATCTACACCAGATACTGAACCATATAAATGGGAAGGTAAAGAATACTTTAATCTAGAAAAGGTTGTGCGAGAAGTTCCATATCCAGAGCAAGAAGCATTTTATTTTGGATTTGATACTCCATCAACCACTGCTACCAACATTGATTGGTAATAGATGAATTACGTTGGGCTTCATGTCCACACTCATTATTCTCTAATGGATGGTGTGGCAACTCCGCAGGAATATGTAAATAGAGCCGTTGAGCTTGGTATGCAAGCAATTGCTATCACAGATCATGGAACTCTTTCGGGTCATCGTGAGATGTATCGTATTGCGAAGGAAGCAGGCATTAAGCCAATTCTTGGCATAGAAGGCTATATGACAACAGATATGGCTGATAAGAGGGCAAAGGCAGATCGCACTGACCCACTTGATCAAAATTATCATCACATTGTCCTTCTTGCCAAGAACCAACAAGGATTAGAAAATCTTAATAAGATAAATGAAATTGCTTGGACTGAAGGATTTTTTAGTAAGCCAAGGTTTGATTTTGAAACACTTGCAAAATATAAAGAAGGCATTATTGTTACATCTGCCTGCCTTAGTGGCTGGATAGCCAAGGCGGTAGAATTAGATGAACTTGCAATAGCAAAGAAGCACGTAGCATGGTTTAAAGAAAAATTTGGTGATGATTACTATATTGAGGTAATGCCACATAACCCTGAAAAGGTAAATAAAGGATTAATTAATTTAGCAAAATCTATGGGGATAAAGATTGTCGTTACACCAGACTGCCACCATTCAGATACCAGCCAAAAAGAAATTCAAGAGCTTATGCTTATTTTAAATACCCATGCAAAATTGCAGAAGGATGTTACATACGAAAAGTCTAAAAAGCACAAGGATATGATGGATAGGCTTGACTATCTATATGGTGCAGATCGTCAAATGTCATTCCGTTCTTTTGATATACATTTGCTTTCATATCAAGAGATGAAAGATTGCATGGCAAAACAGGGTATAGACAATGAAGAAATGTTTAATAGTACTAATGAGATTATGAATAAGATAGAAGACTATGATATTAAATCTGGTCTTAATTTGCTACCTGTTCAATATAGAAAACCAGGAGAAGAGCTGCGTAAGCTTGCTATTGAAGGATTAAAAGAACGTGGCTTAGATACTAATAAAGATTATCTAAATCGACTTGATGAAGAGCTAAAAATTATTGGAGAAAAAAACTTTGAGCCATATTTTTTAGTAGTTATGAATATGCTTAATTGGGCAAAGAAAGAAGACATTATGGTTGGTCCAGGTCGCGGATCTTCTGCTGGCTCATTGCTGTGTTATGCAATCGGCATTACTGACATTGATCCAATTAAACATGGGCTTTTGTTTTTTCGATTTATTAATCCTGAGCGCAATGACTTCCCTGATATTGACTCAGATATTCAGGACTCACGTCGTGACGAAGTAAAAAATTATTTAGTTAGACAATATCGCCATGTTGCTTCCATTGCTACATTTTTAGAATTTAAAGATAAGGGTGTAGTAAGAGATGTTGCTCGCTCATTAAATATTCCCTTGCCAGATGTTAACAAGGTTTTAAAGACAGTAGATACATGGGATGATTTTTGTACATCAAGAAATGCAGAATGGTTTCGTGATAAATATCCAGAGGTTGTAGCCCTCGGCGACAAATTACGTGGTCGTATTCGTGGAACAGGAATACACGCTGCTGGAGTGGTTACCAGCAAGGAGCCTATCTTTAAGTATGCTCCATTAGAAACTAGAAGCGTAACTGGATCAGATGATCGTATGCCAGTTGTGGCGGTAGACATGGAAGAAGCAGAAAGAATTGGACTTATTAAGATTGATGCCCTTGGATTAAAAACTCTTAGTGTTCTTAAAGACACACTTGATATTATTGAAGATAGACACGGCAAGAAGATAGATCTTATTAATATTGATATGGAAGATAAAAATGTTTATCAAATGTTGTCTGATGGATATACAAAGGGTGTGTTTCAGTGCGAAGCTACACCATATACTAATCTTCTAGTAAAGATGGGTGTTAAAAATTTAGCAGAACTTGCTGCTTCTAATGCTCTTGTTCGTCCAGGTGCTATGAATACGATTGGTAAAGACTATGTTGCTCGTAAACATGGTAGACAAAATATCAATTATCTACATCAAATTTTAAAACCTTTTACACAAGAAACCTATGGTTGTATTTTGTATCAGGAGCAGGTTATGCAGGCCTGCGTTGAACTTGGCGGTATGACAATGGCAGAGGCTGACAAGGTGCGTAAGATTATTGGTAAGAAAAAAGATGCAAAGGAGTTTGATGAGTTTAAAGATAGGTTCATTAAGGGTGCGTCTAAGTATATTGCTCCTAATGATGCTCTTGATTTGTGGCATGATTTTGAAGCACATGCGGGATATTCGTTTAACAAATCACATGCCGTTGCTTACTCTACTCTCTCGTATTGGACGGCGTGGCTCAAATACCAATACCCGCTAGAGTTTATGTTTGCACTACTAAAAAATGAAAAGGATAAAGATGCTAGAACTGAATACCTTATTGAGGCAAAGCGGATGGGGATATCAATTAAACTACCGCACATCAATGATTCCGATATTGATTTTAAAATTGAAGGTAAGGGAATTAGATTCGGTCTTAGCGCAATTAAATTTATCTCCGAAAAAATTGGAGAACGATATATTAGCGCACGACCTTTCAATTCGTATAAAGAGGTTGAAGAATTTACTTTCACGAAGGGTAACGGAGTAAACTCTCGTGCACTGCAAGCAATGAATGCAATAGGTGCACTAACCTTTCAAGATAATCCAGCAGATCCAGCGAAGGTAAAAGAAAATTTATATGAGTATCTTAATCTTCCTGAGTTTAATATATCAATACCACAACATTACTATGCATATATTAATGATATTGAAGAGTATGAGGAAAAAGGTGCATTCATTTTGATGGGTATGGTAAAATCAATTAAGAGATCAAAAGGATGGTCACGAATTGAAATTTTGGACAAGACTGGGTCTGTGGGTATATTTGATGATGAAAGTACGGCTATTGAGGCTGGTCGTAGTTATATTGTTCTTGCAAATGATAATAGGGTTGTCTCTGCAGTCCCTGTGGATGAAATAAAGGATTCTAAAGATCCATTGATTAAGTTTTTAAATTATAAAATGCTTCCCTACAAGGATGATGAAATGTTCGTTGTTTCCTTTAAGCCAAGAACCACTAAGGCTGGCAAGAAGATGGCATCTTTAACGCTGGCGGATGCTGCTAGAGAATTACACGCAGTCACAGTATTTCCAACAGCATTTCCAAAAGCATATATGAATGTTGAAGCAGGCAGTGTGTATAGATTTGAATTTGGTAAAACAAAAGACGGTACTGTAATAATGGAGGATGTAAAAAATGTTTGATGAATTAGCTGAACAAATACACAAGAATGCAGTAGAAAAAGGTTTCTGGGATAAAACTGTGGACCCTATTTTTGTAGCAAAACAAATGATGATGATTGTTTCTGAGGTATCAGAGGCTATGGAAGCACTCCGTAAAGACATGGATCCAGATCAGATATCAGATGAATTTGCAGATATTATTATTCGTACCCTTGATTTATACGCTGGTATTGCAGAAGCGGGGTATGTAAAGAAATCCCTTGATTATGCTATTAAAGAAAAGATGGAAAGAAATACACATAGACCAAAGAAACATGGGGTAAGATTCTAATGACACTAACAATAGAAGAAGTTATATCACAGTTAAATCCTAAACTAAGAAAAAGTATTTTAGTAGGAGATGCTGTTCCAAAGACAGAATACGCAGCAACTCCAAGCTTTGGTCTAAACCGTGCTCTTAACGGTGGGTTGCCATATGGAAGACAGGTCTTAATCTGGGGAAGTAAGTCTAGTGCCAAGTCATCTTTATGTTTACAAATGATTAGTCTTGCACAAAAAGAAGGCAAGGTGTGTGCATGGATTGATGCAGAAATGTCATACGATAAAGACTGGGCTGAAAAGCTTGGAATAGATACATCAAAGTTGATTGTTTCTCAAGCAAGAACAATTAATGAAATGGTAGATGTTGGAATTAATCTTATGGAAGCAGGAGTAGATATAATAGTTGTGGATTCTATTACATCATTGTTGCCAGCCATCTATTTTGAAAAAGACTCTGAAGAGCTAAAGCAACTAGAAAATACTAAACAAATCGGGGCAGAATCTCGTGATTTCAGTAATGCATGGAAGATGATTAACTATGCCAATAATAAGGTTAAGCCAACCTTATTTGTTCTTATTTCTCAATCACGAAATAATATTAATGCCATGTATACTAGTCAACAGCCCACTGGTGGTCAGGCTACAAAGTTTTATTCGTCTACAGTAATTAAATTGTTTTCGTCTGAATCAGATAATCAAGCAATAAAAGGAAAAATACATGTAGGAGATAAACTCATTGAACAAAAGATTGGTCGCAAAGTTCGTTGGGAATTACAATTCTCTAAAACTTCGCCTGCCTTCCAAAGTGGTGAGTATGATTTCTATTTTAGAGGCGACAATC